AGTATCTATATTTGAGGCAGTTCTTGTAGGTTTAAGAGCTACAGAAAGTTGTATTACACTTGTTTGAGTAGCATTTGGTACTGGTATTAACCAAAACTTATTAGAATCTTTTTGCAGATACACTTTTGGTATACTAGACCTATCTCTCCAATCAGGGTAATTTAGTTCTAAACTTCGAGGACTTATAGGGTCTAAATCCTCTCCATCATAAATAGCCCAGAGTATGCTGTGTACAGAAGTACCTACTGGCTGGTCGAACTCGTACTCATGTATTCCCGATGTACTAGTAATAGGCTCTAAGTCATGTACAAAAGCTTTGCTTTTTTCACAGAACTCTATAGTAGCTGAACGTAAGTTAGATTTTATTAAAACTTCAGGACATCCTGGTACGTAAGGTAGAATTTCTTTTATTAGAGAGTCAAAAGTAGCCATAGGTTATCCTGTCGGTAAATTTTGTGGTGCGGCAAGTGCATTACTACGAGCGTCTTGGTTCGGGCTAAGGTTAAACTGTACTTGCGAACCTCCCGATATACTGGATATAAACAATTGATAATGTAATTGTGCCATAGCCATATTGCCTGCAAACTCCGCATCTTTTAAATAACATTTGTACAATACAAAATCTACTATAGCATTTCCGTATATGTCGTCTATGTATATAGTAGAACTAGTGCTAGATAAATCTGTAGGATTTCTAGCCGTTATAACTTCAACAAACGTACTTGTACTAGAAGCTCCTGGGTATACGTAGAACCTACGAGGGTCATCTTCATCAAACATATAATGTTTTATAGTAGTAGTATGTGCTGCATCTCCTGTTACATCAGGATCATGCCAATCAGGATCTTGAGCATTAATAATATCCATATCTACTAATGTAATAGCTCGTTTACCTGTTGCACTGCCCCCTGCTGCAGACATGTTTCGTACAACTTTTATTAGGCGTAATGCTGTATCAGGAATAGACTGTTCTGTTCCAACAGCTAACGCTATATTAGAATGATCTGCAGCTGACTCTGGACGTAAGTTAACAATTTCTCTCTGAGCATCATTTATATAACGTAGTAATTCTGTCTCAGGAAAACGAACATTAGTAGAGTCTTGTAAAGAGTCTTCTATGCGTAGTATTAGGTTTGCACCTGTTAATGTACCTGCCATATATTACCTTTATTCTTCTACGTAAGCCTCATTTACATCAGGCGTACTAGGATCATCAGCTTTGTAGTGACCATCTTTAGTTCTGGCTCTTTTCTTTTTAGTTACTTTCTTTTTAGCCGCTGGCTTCTTTTCTTCTTTAACTTCAACTGCGCCTTGTTGTAACGCTTGAAGTCCAAGATCATCGCCTACTTCTCTAACTTCATCTTTAGCGATATGTATAGAAGCTCCCCAAGTTGTAGTCACATGTAAATCTCTATTTGCTGTTATTTTCATTTTTCCCTCCTTGGGAAAATTAAGTTAAAAGATGGTGGCCATCCTTAACAAAGTTAAGTAGGCCACCTTTGCTGCTAATTAAAATGCAACGTCTAAACGAATAACACCAAAGTCTTCGTCCTGACCTGTTATGTCAGAGTGATACTTAGGCTTCTTCATTCCAAAGATCTTACCAATTGAAATACCGTTTTGGTTTCCGTAGTCGAATACATCTTCAACTATTTCTGGAAGACCGATATCTGCCATAGCAAGAGCTTGAGCTCCAACAAATAGACATGCAGAACCGTTGACGTCAGCGTCAGCGCCCCACTTGTAACCGTTAGAACCTGCGTTAGCTGATGTTCCTGTAAGAGCTCCACTTGTGTTAAACACGTGTCTGAACTCATGGATCATCACACCATCAACCATTAGACTTGAAGAACCTGAGAATAGTTCGTTGTTAGGTCCTCTAATACCAGCACTTCTAACGTTAGCTAGGAAGTCTGAGTCTAGTTTAAGGTCAGCCATTACTTGTGGAGTAACGAATAAGTGGAACACTTCATCGTTACCAGCTCCACGCAACCCACGGATGTATTGATCTTTAGCAAAAGCTTTAAGAGCAAGAATACACTCATAAGTTATCGTGTCAGCTGCTGCAGTAGCAGTAACATCTCCAGCTACAAGTTTATTAGTAGCGTCCCAACGTCTGTGACGGTTGGTAGTAGGAGCAGTAACGTCACTTGCGAAAGCAAGATCCCCAAGATTTTGTCCTGTGTTTAGGACACCTCTCAACGCACCGTTGTTTTTAAGCGTATATGCAATACCTGATAACGTTAAAAACGCAAGTTGGTCGATACGATCTGCCATTGCGTATGCAAGTGCATCTCGTGAGTGCTCACGGAAGTTAACAACTGATTTTTGATCAGCAAGACGTCCTGAAAGACGGTTTGCAAACCTTAGTTGATCAAGTTGTGTAACTATGTCGAATGCTCTTAATGCTTCTTCATTACCTTCTAGAGAGTTGTCACCAACGATACCATCGCCTGTCATATCAGCAAGAAGAGTAAGTACTGCTCTTGCGCCTTTTTCAGACTGGGTAAGTTCAGATATTCTTTGAACCATAGCGTTAGAGCCACTTCCAGCGAATTGGTTAATGAAGGACATATTTCGAGCTACGCGCCAAAAATCACGTGACCAGATAGTAAGCTGTTCGCTAGTCAGTGATGCAAAGTTAGTATTTGCCATTTCTATATCCTCATAAGAGATTAAAATTAAAAAAACTTAATCGACTTCTGGGGCGATATAACCCGTATACCCTGTATCGTTGGGATACGTTTTCGTATTTTAACGATTACGACCTCGACTAGATTAACGCCATAGTAGGCGAATAACGTTTTTTTACCTAAACGACCTGGGTTAGATATCGTTCTAACAAACGAATTAACTACAATCCTAACATAAATTTATCCAAAGTCACCACGTAATCGTCTTACTGTCTCCTCTGGTAACGCTCCAAACTCATCATCAGACAGTGTATTTATGTCTGTAACTTTGTCGCCACGTGCTGAAGCACTTTCTCCTTTTAATGTAGGAGGTTGGGCTTTTGAAGCAGCTATTTTTTTCTTTACATTAGCTTTTTGTTTCTGTTCTACAATCTTTTTCGTAGTTTGCGTAACTTGTTTAGCTTCTACAGGACTTAATAACTCAGGTTTTTTTGCAGCCAGAGTGTATTCTGTAGCTTTAGCTAACGAATCTGCAGGCTCGTACCCCTGTACTATAAAAGCATCACGCAATTCCATTACTTCTTTAGTAAGATCTTCATTAAAATCTGCAGAATTTTCATCTAGAATAGAAAAAGTACTAGCAATTTCCGCAGCTTTAGCTTGTAGTTCTTGCTGAGCCTGATTTTGTTGTACTGTTTGGCCCATTTGACGTTGTATATCAAACATTAAAGCTTCTTTTTCAGCTTGTCGTATTTCTTTACGGAGTTCTACAGCTTTTGCAGACTCTCCATCTAATATTAACTGCTGATATTGCTGTTCTTTAACGTCAAAATCATAAGCAGGCGCAGATTGTTCGAGTTCTGCTTCTTTCTGTTCTATTTCTTCAATGCGTTTTTGCATTTTTTTATTTTTAGCTAACACTTCATCTAATCTAGATTTAGGAACCATTGGAGCTTTTGGTTTTTCTGCTATAACTTCTTCTTCTACAACTTCTTCAGCAGGAAACTCTACAGTGTCTTCTTCTACAACAGGTTCTTCTGTTTCTGCTGTAACTTCTTCAGCTACTGGTTCTTCTACAACTTCTTCAGCTACTGGTTCTTCTACAACTTCTTCAGTTTCGGTAACTTCTTCGGCTTCCGCTACAGTTTCTTCTGGGGTAGCTTCATCTTCAAAGTTTAGATCTACTTGAAATGATTCAATATCTTGTTCTGTTTTTACTTCGCCGCCTGGCATAGCCTCCATTACTATGTCATCGGTTGGTTTAGCTTTCTTTTTATTTTTAGCCATTAATTACGCCCTCCTGTAGGCTTCATTGCTGCAACGGCAATCTTTGACGCTGCTTGAGTTTCACTTTGTCCAGTTCTAACGTCATTGGTCATTGCAGCTAACCGTTCACGTAGAGCTAGTTCTTCTTGCTTAATCGCCATTTTACTCTGCATTTCTGCAACTCTCAATTGCGGTTCAGCCATTTTACTCTGTGATTTAGACATATTATCTTGTGTTTGTGATTGTAGTAATTGAATTTCGGCTTCTAGTTTAGCTATTTCAAGCTGCGTAGCTCTTATAGCTGCTTCTGCTTGGAACTGTTGTATCTCAGCTTGCTCTGGAGTAGGAGGGTTAGTACCTTGCATAGCACGTATTCGTTCTGCAATATCTCCTTTTCTGGCTAAATGAGAAAACTCTACTATTAAATCGTCTGGTATAGGAACTCCAGCTTGACGTAAAGAAATAGCTTCTGCAAATTGTATTTCTTCAAAAGTATCTCTATTAGGAGCTGTACTAATAATTACATCATACTCTCCTAGTGATAAATCATTTACAATTAAACCTTCTGGTGTCATTTCATTAATACGCATTGGTTGACGAGGTTTCTGTGGATCTTGTTCGTCTGTAATTTGAATTAGACGTTCTTCTGTGTAATAAGTTTGAACAAGATTAAGAACTTTCTCTGCTAGATACTGTCTAGTTTTAGTTAAATTATCTAATGGAACCTGAATCATCATAGCTCCACGGTTTTGTTTAGCTTGTATTGCTATTCCAGATACTTCAGGACTATCTGTACCAAGCATTGCATCACTAATACCACTAATAGTTTTTATATTAGCAGCTGCTTTTTGTGCAATACGATCTAACCCTGTAGGTATTTGATTGGGAGGTATTTTAGCAGGGGGACTAGACCCTCTGTTAAACTCTAATACTAGACCTGTTTCTGCTCCATGTTCTTCTAAGTCATCTGCGGTCATACCTTGTAATGACCCTGTCTCCACAATCCAACCACTGTTTGCGGTAGTATTAACTATATGTAATTCCTGTGAACTAATTTTGTTTAGCTGTTCTTGAGGTGAAATAAGGTTTCGTACCATACCAAAAGGTTTACCTCGTCTCCAGTAGGGAAAGTAAGGAACCAAAGTAAAATGGTCGTATGGAGACCAAGTATCGTTAAGGACTACTGTGTCTGCTGTAGTTGTCCAACGCACTTTTCTCATAGTTTTTGTTAGTATTTCTAGACCAAACTCGTCTGCAAAGGCTTCACGTTTTTTCTTACTCCATACATAAGGTATTTCACGCATATCACCTGTTACGCTATCTACATAGTACATACATTCTTTTAGTCTATAATACTGACGCTCTATAACACGGACCGCACGTAACATTCGAGATTCTTCGGGGTTACTTTTATTACCTTGGTTGTATTCTACCCCTGCCATTGTATCTCCGTATCTGTTCTCTTCATACTCTACAGAGTCCGTACCTAATGCAGAACCTAGTTCTACAGCAACACGAAGTTGGTCTGCTTTTTTCTGACCATAAGTTTCTTCTATTTCGTCTAAGCTCATCCACTTAGTTTCAAATATTTCGTTCCAATTCTTTGGGTCGTAGTCTTTAGCATCAGGGTCAATAACTATGTCTAAAGGATCTTTAGCAGTAATTCGTACCTCACCTTGTATGTGATCATCAAAATCTATACGAACATCAAACCACCCTCTATCTTGTATAAGACCATCAGAAAATACTTGTGACTCTACCCAAGACAGTTTGTTGTTATCGCTAATTTGCATAAACAAACGATCTAGTACATCTGCTACTTCCTGTTTACCTCTGCCACGAGGTTTGAAGTTGACATCCATACGTCTGGTGCTTTGCTCTCCTAACACTGCGTTAATTGTAGGAAGTATTGTATTAATGGTTAAAGCAGGTCTGCCTTGGTCATCTAGAGCAGAAACATCTCCGTGATCCCATTGCTGTCCGCGGTAAAACGCATCGCATTGTTTTGCGATCTCTACGTAATCTAGGTGTCCATTATCACGTGCTCGAACATAACAGTCGTATTGATTCCTAGCTAGTTCGTGCTCTTCTGCTTTACTTAGTTTTTCTTTTACTTTTTTGTATGCCATTATGCGCTCATTGCTGTTTTAACGTTATCACCTTTAGCTATATGTCGTAACCTATCTCTCCAAGATGGTACATGTTCTATAGGTTCAATAAATGTAGCAAACTCTGTCATCATTAAACCTATCCATGCTAAAGCATCTACCTGGTCATCGTGTACTCCATTTGGAAAACGTAATAACTCTGCTATTAAAGGTCCTACCCATAAAGGTTCTTTTGGAAAATATACCATGCCTTGTTGCATACGACCTTGAATTGCTCTAGCTCTGGCCTCCTTATCTCTTCTTCCCGTTTTTAAATCTCTAAAATAAGCTTCATTTAGCCTACGTTCTCTTACACGTTTTTCTAGAAACGGACCTAGTGCCATTTCTATGTGACCTTTCTCTATACCAACTACTCCAGGTCTCCAAGTTTCGTATAAGTCTAAAATTCTTTCTACGAGTTCAAAACCATCCCACTTGCCTCGTACACAGTCTACTACATATAGCCTATCATATTCATCTACTGCTACCACTAATCCTACCGAATAATCATTACGCTCTCGTTGTCCAATTGCTAAATCCCAAGCACAGTAGTAACGAAGCCTAGTATAATCTAAATCAGCCTCATCGTAATAATTTATCATGTCTCTATTAAAATAATCACCCTCATCTGCTACAGGGTTTTGTTGATATAGTGCTGACCAATCCCTAGGTCCTATTGCTTTTTGGATTTTACCTAAAGAAGAAACATCATATCTTTCAGGATGTAACGCTTCGCCTTCTAATCTAAATTCTTCGTCTTGTTCCGCAATTGCAGGGTACTTAACTACCTCCCAATCGTCTGCTCCATCAGCTGCTGCAGCTAACAACCTACCTGCTAAATCATCATCGTGCCAACGTGTAAGAATAACAAGTATACCTCCCCCAGGAGCTAAACGTGTGTATGCAGTTGATGTATACCAATCCCAAACTGAGTCACGACTGTACTCAGATTCCGCATCTTCTCGGTTTTTTACAGGGTCATCTATTACAAGTACGTGAGCTCCTTTACCTGTAATACCACCACCTACACCAGCTGCTACATAACCACCACCTTTGGTAGTAAGCCATGACTCAACTGACTGAGAAGTTGGATCTAGGGAAGCGTCACTAAATACATTTTTATAGTTTGGTTCACGAAGCTGATGTCTCACTTTTCTAGAAAAGGACATAGCCAAAGAACTTGAGTATGAACAACTTATAAACTCGTGTTCTGGGTTTCGACCTAAATGCCATGCTGGAAACGCAACACTAGCTAATGTTGATTTACCGTGTCGGGGCGGCATGAACAACATCAGCCTGGGAGACTTCCGTTCCGTAACCGCATGGCTAAACTTTTCTAGGCGTTGGCATATATCTTTATGCACCCAGCCTGCTAAATAATTAGAATCAAATCGCTCTACAAAAGGCAACATGTGTTTACGTGCAAGTGCACGAAGAGCTAACTCTCGATGTGCTGCAGCTTCTTGTGTAAGTCGTTTATCTTCTTTTTTACTTACTTTTACGGTCGGTTTTTCAACACGTTCAGCTTCGTCCGCTTTACAATACACACAAACACTGTCATCTGATGGATACAGTGTTTCAGGGTGTAAAGCTTTACACCGAACGCATTCTAGTTTGGTAATGTCCACTAATAACTGCTATAAGTCATTTTTTTTCTTTTTTTGGCTTTCTTCTTTTTCTTTTTCGTCATTTTCTTTTTATATGGTCCCATTTTATATAGTCCTTCTTAGTTAATTAACACTTCCACCTTCTTCTAGCTTGTCTTATTCTAGAATTAGGATCGTTTCTGGTTTTTGCAGAACTTCTTTTCAACTGCCCCAATGACCTAGCGCAGTAGGATTTTCTTCTTTTAGCAGCTTTACTGCCTTTCTTGACTTTACCAGTTACAGCGGTTTTGAGCTTAGATCCAGGGTTAGCACGTCTGTACGCAGCTACGCCCTTTTTGGTCATACCTGCCCCCGCCTTAGTTTTACGATAATTACCACCTTTACCAATGGTTCTTCGTATAGCTTTAGCTCTTTTTCTTGCCACGAGTTACTTCCTTTTTTTAGACGTAGACTTCTTCCTGGCTGTCTTCTTAACTATGGTTTTAACGTTAGTGGGCTTACCTCCTGGGTTCCCTGCTGCACGTTTACGTTTAACGGCACTTCTTTTCTGAGCCGCAGTCATACTTTTAGCTTTAGCTTTTGGTACACATTTTGGATATTTACGTTTACTATCGCCTTTGGCTGACTTTCTGCCACAAGGCTGGTACTTTCCTTTCTTTTTTGGAGCCCCAATATCTACCCATTGTTCTTTAAACCACTTGGTTAATCCACCTCTAGGTTTACTAGCCACTTCTATACCCTCCTCCGCGCTTTTTATAAGTCCTAACTAACCAACCATTGGCGTACGCAGAAGGATAGACCTTAAATTTGCGTTTTGCTTCTGCTTTTACTCTTGCGTAAAGAGCTGGGTTAGTAGGTTTTGCTCCTTTCTTTTTAGATTTCTTCTTCTTTTTAGCTGCCACGATTACCCCTCCTAGGGACTGATTTATAACGATTCATTTTCTTAGCAAATTTTTTCATATTAGTAGGGTGAGGAGCATTTATCCCTGCGCTAGGCTTCTTCATCCTAATTTTACCCCTCTGCCTATTAATACATCAGCAAAAGTAGTTTCTCCATCTTCATTTAAATCAGGAAAATTAGCACTTTCACCTGTAGTAGGCTCTAGCTTCTTTTCTTGAGTGTCCATATCACCTATTTTTCCTGGACCTTTGTCCGTCATTTTTCTAGTTGCCATTTACTTTGCCTCTTTTTTATCAGTTTTAGGTACTAAATACTGGTTATCTACTCCT